AAACGGCTTGCCAGCGCTGTTTTGCAATGACTGCATCGTTTGCAACGTGTGGGTCAATCTCTATGTGATACCAGTCGCCCTGCTCGACTGACGGTAACGGCTGCCATGTGCCACGATCGCATTTCCACGAGCGTTGCATTGCGTAGTCAATTACAAGTTGTATGCCGAGATGGTCGGCGTTTTCTAAACACTTCACAATAAACGCTAACGACGCTTTGCGCCCGTCAACTTTGCCAAGCTTCTTTTGGTTAAGCCAACGGTACGACAAGTCCATTGCAAGACCGCGCGCATGGTTACTGATCGTGCCGGGTCGCCCTCTTACGTCACGGTGTACGAATGTGCCGTTATTCCACAAACTGCCGTCACTATGTTTGCAAGCCAGTCGAGCCCACTCCGCTGTACCTGCCAGCGCCGATTTTACAACTGGTTGTTGTGTAACTATGTACGCGCGATTAGGCATTGTTATTTTGTAGGTTTTTTTATGCCGTTAGATGCAACAATGCCCGACAACGTGCCAGTCAAAAACACGACAATAGTTGACATCAAGTCAATAAACGCTGCGTCGTTAGGTGCTTGTTTTTCAGGCTGACTAACAAACAACAGGCCGTAGGTCATGCCTAAAACTATGGTGCTAAAAACTATGGCAAGTAGTACGCCTACGGTAACGATCATGCGTGCGTGAAGTTCGTCGGCGGTGTATCTGTGTCGAGTCATGGTGTTATGCCGCATCGGTCAGGCACGTTGCAATTATCTAGCGTCATGTTTTTAACCCGTAACTTGACGGTCAATGTGTTGTCCCGTGTTGTTTCGCAAGCGGTCAATATCACGAGTAACGCCAAACTAGCCAAGTAGTGCGGCGGCTTCATCTGCTGTCAATCCAAGTTTAGTTAAGACGTTTTGACGCGCTACGGCTTTTGCAGTTGCTTTATCTGCTTGTGTTTGCGCTGCGGTTTGGTCTAAATCGCGTTGCGCTAATTCTTGGTCGTTTAGCGGTCTTTCTATTTGTGTGTTGTTTGCCGCGTCAATAATTGTTATTTGTTGTGTTGCCATTATTTAGCCAATCCGTAAATAGCGGTAGTTGCGGTGATGTTGCCCGTAGATAGCGATAATTCAAAACCTGTATAAGTTCGTGCGGTGTCGCAAGTGCCGCCAACATTTCGTGATGACCTGTCGCCGTTATTAGTAAAACTTTGTGAAGTAATAAACGGTGTTTCGCTTGCGTTGCCAACAGCATAAAACATTAGTGTGCTGCGACTTATTGCGGTTGAACAAGTTGAAAAAACTATAAAATTTGTGTTTGCACCAAATACACTTGCATTTGCATTGACTGTGTTAAAACCAGTTCCAGCGTAATAGTAGGCGGCACTTTGTGTAGTGGGGCCTGCATAACGAAACTTACAATAAACATCGGCAGTCGTAGTGCCTAAAAGACTTTCAATCACAACCATATAAGCGGAATAAGTGCTAGTGAAAACATTGTCATAAGCAATAGTTGCACTAGGCCCTGAAGTAGTGCGCGAAATTAACGTTAAACCTGCCGCGCCAACTTGTTGCCACGCTGCGCCGTCATAATATTGCGTTGTGTTAGTCGCTTCGATATACGCAAACTGACCTTCGGCAAGCACCTTTTCGCCTGCACCACCAAACGCCGCGTCGCGCGTAACCGTTGTAGCAAAAACTGGTATGCCCGTATTTATTTCAGTTTGTTGTGCAGCCGTCAAAACTTGGCCTGCTGTAAATACTGGTACTGCTGTTTGCGCGTTTGCACCCATAATTGCCTACTTTATCCTAGAACGTTGTCTGCGTTGATGATACCAAACGACGTGTCGTCAAGTATTAACTCGTAAACGACAATCGTTGGCGACGTAAAGTAAGTGACGCTATGCCCGGTGTTTACGTTGATCGTATGCTCTATGCCCTCGACTGCCAGTTCTTGTGCTAATTCGGTAGTTGTTACGCCTGACGTAAACGACTTTTCAATGGTGATTGTGTCGCCGACGTCAATCACGGCCACCGTGTCACGCTGAGCGCTGGTCAACAATGCAAACGATGTAGCCAAAGACGTGTAACGCGCCTCAGGCTCAGGGTCAAGCAAATATAAAGCCAAATCAAGCGCCGCCGTATCGTTATGCAACAAACTGTTAGTAATGCTGTAAGTCTGCACAAAATACTTTGCCTGACTACCAGCATCATCAGCGACCTGCGGATTATTACTACCAAGTATTTGTACGACCGCGCGGTTAGTTACTTGGTCTGCCTCGAATGTTATGCCTACGCCGTTGTACGGAATATTTGTGCCGTCATCATGAAAGTCGGCTACTGACGGTGTAAGCGTTGTGCCTAGTCGAGCGTCAAACACTAGATCGCCGTCACGCGACATAAATAAGCGACCCTGCTCAGCGACGTTTACGTTAGACAAATAGCCAAGCACGTTTGTGCCTTGCGCAACCGTGAACGCCGCTGCACCGCCAAGCGTTTGTGTGCCTGTAGCAATGTCACGTGTCAACGCTGGAAACGCAACCTCAGGCCGATCAAGTACCGCCGTGACTCGAGCGCTGCTCAATTCCTCGCTGACATTAAATTCGTCTAAATATGTTTGCGCTAACAAATAAAAATCGTCTGCACAAAACACAGTCACCGTATCAAGACCGCCAAGTGCAAAATTGTAGTCAAAATTCACAATTTTTCCGACAAACAAATACTCTTTAACGTTTAGCGAACTGTAACGAGACAAGCGCACTCGACGCATAGGTGCTAAACCCGGCTGGGCTTGCGGTGTGTCATAGTACGGCGAGTTAGTGTCAAACGGATTAAATATGCCTGCCGTGTCAAGCATCGTAAACGACATAGTGCCAGCACTAAATTGGTCGCCCTGATCGCGACGACCACGCCTAACCGAAATGCTGTTTACGCCGTCAAGCACACTCGCAAAATCTGTTGTACCGTCAAGCACATATTGAGTGTTGTCAAGCACGCCTGCGGTCAAGTCGTCAAGCAAAAATGCGTCTTGCAAAAACCCTGTGTCAATCTCTAAGTCATAGTTGCCACTAGCAACAACGGCTGTACCTGCCATTACACGGCGATCTGTAAGTCAAGTGGCCCGTTAGTGCGCTGGTAAGCCAACAAACTGTTTAACACGCTTTGGCCAATCTCGGCGCTGGTTGACATACCGCCTGTCACGTTAATTGTTACGTCGCCACTACCGCGCGCTGCAATGCGTTCAGCCATACCAAATGTTGTTAGCGCGCCTTGAATGGTTACTAGGTCGCCACCGCCACCACCGCCACCGCCACCTGACCCGCCTTTACCGCCACCAGCGCCTAAGCCACCACCAATAATCGCTGACGGCAAACTAGGCATACTTGGCAAACTAGGCGTAATACTGCCCGTGCCCCCTTCTCGAGCCTGACCGCCGCTGGTTGCATTCTTGCTGCCAATATTACCTAACGAAATAGTTGGCAAACTAGGGATATCAGTAAACGGACTAATTAAATTCATTCCAGTAATTATTATGTTTACAGCACCAATAAATGCGTTAGCCATAAGTTCAAAAGCGTCAATAGTTGATTGCATTGTGAAATTTACAATGTCTCGAAATTTTTCAAATTTTGTATAACCAATAGTTAACGCTGTAATTAAAGCACCAATACCAATCATGATTAAACCAAATGGGTTTAACGCTAAAGCAATATTTACTGCAACAATTGCGCCAGCAATAGCGCTAATTGTGCCGGCAATAATTGTAAATGCTTCAGGGTTTTTTTGAGCCCAATCTGCCATTGCTTGTAAATACGGCAAAACTTTTTCTAATGCTGGCAACAACGCTGCACCTATTGCTTCTTGTGTTTCACCTAAACTATTTTTAAGAATTTTAAATTTTCCTGCTGCGGTTTCTGCTGATCGAGCCGCTGCGCCACCAAAATTTTCGTTTAATTGAGCCATTACATCGTCAAGATCAGCGCCGTCTGCAATCATGTCTTTCATCTCAGGCGACAACGCTTGCAAACCTTTCATATTGCCGCCGTACGCTTTTGCAAGCGCGTCGGAAACTCCAGCCAAATTAGAACCAGTTGCAGTTGCAATATCTTGAGCAAGTCTTAACGCATCAGTTGCTTCGCCAACATCTTTTGTACCAGTAAGCAACGCGCTAAACGCTGGCCGTAATTCGCTGTCAGCCGTACCAGTCGCCCTTGACATAGCCGAAATCATGTCCTCAGTCGCCGCCACCGTTGCGTCAGTAGCGCCAACAACGTTCTGCATCGTGTTAGCCAAAATCGCTTGTTGTTGTTCGTCCTCGGCTGCTGCTCGAGCCGCTAAACCCAACGCACCTGCAACCGCCGTCAACGCCGCTGCCGCTGGCACGGCCGCCTTTTTAATTGCAAACTGTGCCTTCTCGCCAACAGTTTCAAGTTGCTTAAATTCTTTGATTGCTTTGTCGATGCCCTTACCGTCAAACTCGCTGACAATAGGTATAGATAGTGCCATGACTAAATCTCGCTTTGCACAACGCGCATAGTTTTAGCAATCATCTTTGTCATCTCAGCTTCTATACCGCGACGCGCTTTATATACAGCCGGGCCAATAAGTCGAGTGCGACCAGCGCCAACAAAACCTAACGCGCTACCTAACTTGTTTGCATTAGCACGACCAGCCGTTTCAAAAATTGCAGCAGCAGGGTCTTTTTGCT